ATCCTCTTTGTGAACGCTGCTTGAAAGAAGGAAGGATTACACCTGTTGAGGAAGTGCATCACATCTTACCAGTCAACAGAGGTGGAACCAATGCTGAAAGCAACCTCATGTCAGTTTGTAGATCTTGTCACAATAAGATTCATATTGAGCTTGGTGATAGACATCCGAGTGAACGCTAATGGGTAGGGGGAATCAAATCTCTACAGCTTTTATAGCGGACATCGGGCTGGGCTCTCGTGTGCAAAAATCGCAAATTCAAAAGGGGAATAGCCCTAGAACTGAAAAGGAGGTAATCGGATATGGCTAATGCTAGCTTAAAAGGCGGAGCTAGAGTTGGTGCAGGAAGAAAAAGAAAAGCCACCATTGAGAAATTTGAAAATGATAACCCAGGACATAGAAAGCTTGAGGTCATAGATGTGCCTGATACTTTTGAAGGTGCTGAGCTTGAAGCAGTGGACATGCCACCAGTAAAAGATTATTTATCTGCACAACAACGTGATGGTAAAAACCTAGAAGCGGCAGAAATTTATAAGACCACTTGGCTTTGGTTAAAGAAGCTAGGATGTGAAAAGCTGGTAAACACAGTCCTTATTGAAAACTATGCCATGAGCGTTGCTCGTTGGATTCAATGTGAGGAAGCAATATCCAAGTATGGCTTTTTAGGAAAACATCCAACATCTGGAAATCCTATCCAAAGTCCATACGTGGCTATGAGTCAATCTTTTATGAAACAGTCGACTCTTGCTTGGCTTCAGATTTTTCAAGTCGTCAAAGAGAACTGCACTGTGGACTTCAGAGGTCCTAATCCTAATGACGATATGATGGAAAGATTGCTAAGAACGCGTGAAAGAAAGTAAAAAACAGAGAATAGATAAGGTTTAGATGGTCATATTCTCTGGCAAAAAGACATAACATCTAGACAATACATTTAGGAATAAATACACGAGGTTGCCATTGAGCAGCCTTTTTTAATGGAGGTAAACGAACATGTTTGAAAAAGTTAATCCTAAACATCCAGACAAAATTGCTGACAGAATTGCAGGTGCGATTGTAGATCTGGCTTATAAGGAAAACAAAAATCCTAGAATTGCAGTAGAAGTCTTAATTGGTCATGGCAAATGCCACATCATAGCAGAGACTTCTGTGTATCTCGACCGCAAGGATGTGATCAAGGCTGCACGTAGGATTGCTGGAAGAGTCTATGTAGATTACGTAGAGGTTCCACAGGACTTGCATTTAGCAGATAACCAAAGCGAGAAGATCCGCTGCGGTGATAACGGCATCTTTAAAGGTGTGCCGCTTACAAAGGAACAAAAGAGTCTATCTGAAATTGCAAGAAAGATTTATGCGAACTACCACAGTGATGGCAAATACATCATTGATGGAAATAAATTAATCATCTGCCAAAGCAAGGCAAAGAACTATGAACTTCACAAGAAATATCCTAAGGCAATTATTAATCCTTTAGGAGAGTGGACTGGTGGTACCGATGTTGATACAGGTGCTACTAATAGAAAACTTGGTTCTGACATGGCTGACTCAGTTACTGGTGGTGGCTTACATGGTAAGGACCTATCAAAGGCAGACGTATCTGTGAATATTTATTGTTTCCTTAAGGCACAAGCTACTAATCAGGTAGTTGAGATTTCGTGTGCTATTGGAGATGAATACATTGATAACAGACCTTATGAAGAGGTGGTTGAAATTGCTAGAGACTTCATCAACGGTTTAGGCGGTTTCGAGAAGTTTGCTGAATGGGGGTTATTCTAATGGCTAAGACTACAAAAGAAATGAAACTAGTAAAACTAGAAAAACTAATCCCTTATGTAAACAACGCCAGAACCCATAGCCTAGAACAAATTTCAAAGTTAAGATCCAGTCTTCGTGAGTTCGGATTCATTAATCCTGTAATCATTGATAAGGATTTCAATATCATCGCAGGTCATGGCCGTGTGCTTGCGGCAAAAGCAGAAGGAATCGATGAAGTTCCATGTGCCTTGGTTGATTACCTTACTGAAGCTCAGAAGAAAGCCTACATCATTGCTGATAACAGAATGGCAATGGATGCAGGATGGGACGAAGAACTTTTAAAGGTTGAGTTAGAAGCATTGGAAGGTGCTGACTTTGACTTGGCCCTTACAGGTTTTGATGAAGATGAAATCGCGGACTTCTTCAAAGAAGATAAAACTGATGTTGAAGATGATGATTACGATTTAACAAAGGCATTAGAAGAAGCATCATTCGTTGAAAAAGGTGATGTATGGATTGTTGGTAGACACCGTCTTGTGTGTGGAGATGCAACTAATCCAGATGATGTTAATAAACTTATGGATGGAAAGAGAGCAAACTTGATCCTGACAGATCCTCCATATGGTGTATCTTTCTGCTCGTCTGCTGGTCTTAAGATCCAGAATGACTCACTTAAGAATGAGGACTTTTATCAGTTCTTACTTAAGGCTTTCAAAAACATGGTTGACCATTGTGAAGCAGGAGCAGCAGCATATTGTTTCCATGCGGATACTGAAGGATTGAACTTTAGAACTGCATTCATTGATGCTGGCTTCCATTTAGCTGGTTGCTGCATCTGGGTTAAGGATTCGTTGGTTCTTGGTAGAAGCGATTATCAATGGCAGCATGAACCAGTGCTTTATGGTTTCTTACAAAATGGAAAGCATCACTGGTATTCCGATAGAAAACAAACAACTATCTGGAACTTCAAGAAGCCAAAGAGAAATGAAAACCACCCAACATCAAAGCCACTTGATTTGCTTTCTTATCCAATCCAAAACTCATCTCAAGAAAACGCAATTGTTCTGGACACATTTGGTGGATCTGGTTCGACACTTATGGCTGCTGAATTGACAAATAGAATCTGCTATACGATGGAACTTGATGAAAAGTACGCCTCTGTAATTCTTCGTAGATATGTAGATAACACACATGATGAAGATGGTGTTTATTGCATCAGAAACGGAGAGAAGATTGCATATAAAGATCTCGTTAAAAAAGTAGAGGATATATCGGCCTAATCGCTTGATATATTCTCGCTTTTGAGCGATGTATATATGTGACTTTGGAGGTGTTAATAATGGAAAACAAAAGAGCTGAACTTTACAAGATTTGCGATGAAACAAACACATCGAGAAGTGGCATGGATTACTTGGTCGATTATTACATCAAATCTTTAGGCTGGACCGAAGAGGAAGCAGTCAAATATGCCATTGGACTTTTCAAGAATGGAACTATTCGAGAAATCAAACTAATCGGTAAGGATGGGAAGGAACTATGACAAAGGAAGAACTTTTAAAGAAGTATCCAGTCGGCAGTCGAGTAAGACTTCTAAAAATGGATGACATTCAAGCGCCACCTATTGGTACGCTTGGAACTGTAAAAGGCGTCGATGATATCCTATCGATCTTGGTTAGTTGGGACAATGGTTCTGGATTGAATGTTGTATATGGCGAGGATCAGATTGAGCTTGTTTCAAAGCCTAAAAATTAGGTAGTTTAAATATATAATATATATTTAAAAATCTTCAAAAATTGACTTGATATATGTGTGTTTTAGAGCGATATATATACACGACAAAAGGAAGAAAAAGCCTGATGGAATCGGAGGAAATCGAAATGAAAAACACAGAAAATCAAATCAAGAACATGAAGGAACAGACAATTGGCGTAGAAGTTGAAATGAACAACATCACCAGAAGAAGAGCAGCAAGCTTAATTGCAGACTTCTTTGGAACACAAGCTTGGAACGCAGCCAGCGAATACGGATACATGACTTGGGCCTGCAAAGACACTCAAGGAAGAATATGGAAATTCCAAAGAGACTGTTCAATTGCTGGACCAGATGATGAAAAATGCGAACTTGTAACACCAATCCTTAAGTACAACGACATTGAAACCTTACAAGAGATTATTAGAATCCTTAGAAAAGCAGGTGCGAAGAGCGATGCAACAAGAGGATGCGGAGTTCACATCCACATCGGTGCAAACGGACACACTCCTAGAACCTTAAGAAACTTAACAAACATCATGGCAAGCCATGAGAACCTTTTAGCAGAAGCCTTAGAGCTTGATAGAGGAAGATTAAACAGATACTGCAGAACAGTGGACCAAAACTTCCTAAGAGAGGTAAACCGCAAGAAGCCTCAAACAATGAGCCAATTTGCAGATGTTTGGTACAGAAGTCAACATTGCGATTACGGAAGAACACAGCATTACAACGACAGCCGTTACCACATGCTTAATTTCCACGCAACCTTCACAAAAGGCACAATCGAATTCAGATTATTCCAATTCGATGCACCAGCAAACGGAAAGGCAAACGGACTTCACGCAGGACAACTTAAGAGCTACATTCAGCTTTGCCTAGCCTTAAGCGAAATGGCAAAGGAAGCCAAAGGAGCATCAAGCAAACCTCAGCAACATGAGAATCCAAAATACGCAATGAGAACATGGTTACTTAGACTTGGCTTCATTGGCGAGGAATTCTCAACAGCTAGAGACTTCTTAACAAGAAGATTATCAGGCGATGCAGCATTTAGAAGTGGCAATAGACCAGCCGCTTCCAATGCCTAAGGAGGTGCGAAGATGAGTAGATATTATTTAGCTTATGGCTCAAACCTTAACGTTAGACAGATGCGATTCAGATGCCCTACGGCACTAGTTGTTGGAAAAGGTGTAATCAAAGATTACAGGCTTCTATTCAAAGGCAGCAAGACAGGCTCATACCTAACCATAGAAAAGGCCAAAGGGTATGAGGTTCCTGTTGCAGTCTGGAAAGTAGATGAGGCTTGCGAGGAGTCACTTGATAGGTATGAAGGATATCCTAGTTTCTATTACAAAAAGGAAATAGAGATAGACTTCAAGTCAATCAAAAAAGGACTTCCACGTCATTCAAAGGCATTCGTATACATCATGCACGAGGAACGAGAACTTGGAATTCCAAGCAGAGGTTACGTTGAGGTATGCCTTGAAGGCTATAGAACATTTGGTTTCAATCCGATTTTAATCGAAGAAGCAATAATCAAGAGTATGGAGGTAAAGTAAGATGGCAGAAGAAAGAGTGGTAGTTAGCGAAAAGGTATGTCCAAAGTGCGGCAAGACGTATAGAGGTCATCCTGCAATTTCAAGAGTAGATAATGTTACAGCGATATGTCCTTTATGCGGGACTAGAGAAGCACTGGATAGCTTAGGGATAAGCGATGAGGAAAAAGAAAAGATTATCGCTACAATTCCACAAGTCGAAGATAAGTAATTCTCTGAAGTTGCATTATTACAGATTTGGATTCCTTTAGGGGAGTCCTTTTCTTTTACAAGGAGGTGGAGGGCTTGAGAAAACTTAAAAAATATGTGCCTACAAAGTTCAAAAGCAAAGACTCCATCTATGATAAAGACGCTGCCGATTATGCAGTCAACTTTATTGAATGCCTATGCCATACAAAAGGTACATGGGCAGGAGAGCCTTTTGAACTGATCGATTGGCAAGAGCAAATTATAAGAGATGTGTTTGGCATCTTAAAACCAAACGGATATAGACAATTCAACACAGCTTATATTGAAATACCAAAGAAACAAGGTAAGTCAGAACTTGCAGCAGCAGTCGCATTACTTCTTACCTGTGGCGATGGTGAAGAAAGAGCTGAAGTATATGGATGTGCCGCTGACAGACAACAGGCATCAATTGTCTTCGAGGTGGCTGCCGATATGATTCGAATGTGTCCTGCATTGAATAAAAGGTGCAAGATACTGGCGGCTACAAAAAGAATAGTCTACCAGCCAACTAACAGCTTTTATCAGGTTCTTAGTGCTGAAGCCTATTCAAAGCATGGATTCAATATTCATGGAGTCGTATTTGATGAACTTCATACTCAACCAAACAGAAAATTGTTTGATGTCATGACCAAAGGTTCAGGTGATGCCAGAATGCAACCTTTGTATTTTTTAATTACAACTGCTGGAACGGACACTAAGTCTATCTGTTATGAAACTCATCAAAAAGCAAAAGACATCCTTGCTGGAAGGAAAGTTGATCCGACGTTCTATCCAGTAATTTATGGAGCTGAACCTGAGGATGATTGGACTGATCCTAAAGTTTGGAAAAAAGCAAATCCATCGCTTGGAATCACAGTTCAAATAGAAAAAGTCAAAGCAGCCTGTGAATCAGCAAAACAAAATCCTGCTGAAGAGAATACCTTTAGGCAGTTAAGACTAAACCAATGGGTAAAGCAAGCAGTAAGGTGGATGCCTATGGACAAGTGGGAAGCCTGCAAGAGCGACTTCAAGCCAGAAGATCTAGAAGGTCGTGTATGTTACGGCGGTTTAGACTTGTCTTCAACAACAGATATCACAGCATTCGTTTTGGTGTTTCCACCAACGGAAAATGACGAAAGTTACTACATTCTTCCTTTTTTCTGGATTCCTGAAGAGAACATGGAAGCAAGGGTAATGAAAGACCATGTGCCTTATGACATATGGGATAGAAAAGGATTCATACAGACTACGGAAGGAAATGTAATCCATTATGGATTTATTGAAGCCTTTATTGAGGAATTAGGAAAGAAGTACAACATCAAAGAGATTGCTTTTGATAGATGGGGTGCAGTCCAGATGACTCAAGACTTGGATAACTTAGGCTTTAAGGTTATTCCTTTTGGTCAGGGTTTTAAGGATATGAGTCCACCTACAAAAGAGCTGATGAACTTGGTTCTTGCAAAACAAATAAAGCATGACGGTAATCCAGTCCTTCATTGGATGATGGATAACGTGTGTGTAAGGGTTGATCCTGCTGGAAACATAAAAATGGATAAAGTAAAATCAACAGAAAAAATCGATGGTGCTGTAGCAACTGTTATGGCACTTGATAGAGCCATCAGAAATGGCAGTGGGGCAACTGAGTCGGTATACGATTCCAGGGGCCTTTTAATTATTTAGGAGGTGTTCAAATGGGTTTATTCAAAAGAAAAGCCAGAGATAAACCGCAAGATAGAACTGCTGGTAGCACCTATTCATTCTTCATGGGTGGATCAAGTGCTGGCAAGTCAGTAACAGAAAGAAGTGCTATGCAAATGACTGCAGTTTATTCCTGCGTGAGAATACTTGCAGAAGCAGTAGCTGGTCTTCCGCTTCATTTCTATAAGTACAACGAGGACGGATCTAAAACAAAAGCAATAGATACAGGCTTGTATCACTTGCTACATGATGAACCAAATCCTGAAATGAGTTCATTCGTATTTAGAGAAACATTGATGACTCACTTGTTGCTATGGGGCAATGCCTATGCGCAGATTATTAGAAATGGTAAAGGCGAGGTTATTGCTTTGTATCCTTTGATGCCAAACAAGATGAGTGTGGACAGAGATGAAAACGGAGTCCTTTATTACACTTATCAAAGAAGCTCAGAGGAAGGTAAAGCAAAAGATGCTGGAACGGTCACATTAAGTTCTAGAGATGTACTTCACATCCCTGGTTTGGGATTCGATGGACTTGTTGGTTACTCACCAATTGCTATGGCTAAGAATGCTATCGGACTAGCAATTGCAACAGAAGAATATGGAGCTAAGTTCTTTGCTAATGGTGCAGCACCTTCTGGTGTTTTAGAGCATCCTGGAACAATTAAAGATCCTGCAAGATTAAGAGAAAACTGGAATTCCACATTCGGAGGAAGTGCTAACTCTGGAAAAGTGGCAGTGCTTGAAGAGGGTATGAAATATACACCTATATCGATTGCACCTGAACAAGCACAGTTTCTTGAAACTAGAAAGTTTCAAATAAATGAAATAGCGAGAATATTCAGAGTCCCACCTCATATGGTTGGTGACTTAGAAAAATCAAGCTTCTCAAATATCGAACAGCAATCACTAGAGTTTGTTAAATACACTCTTGATCCTTGGATTATCAGATGGGAACAATCATTAAACAGATCGTTACTAAATCCTGATGAGAAGAAGACTTATTTCTTCAAATTCAATGTTGAAGGGTTGCTAAGAGGCGATTACCAGTCAAGAATGCAAGGCTATGCTACAGCAAGACAAAACGGCTGGATGAGCGCAAATGATATAAGAGAACTTGAAAACTTAGACAAGATCCCTGCCGAGGAAGGTGGAGATCTTTATTTAATTAACGGCAACATGCTCCCATTAAACAATGCAGGAGCTTATGCAAATAAAGAAAAGGAGGAAGAAGCCGATGAAGAAGTTTTGGAATTGGATAAAGGTACAAAACAGCGAAACGGAAGAAAGAGTACTCGAACTTAACGGAACAATCGCAGAAGAGTCATGGTTTGACGATGATGTAACACCTCGAATGTTCAAAGACGAGTTATTCAGTGGTTCTGGTCCGATTACCATCTGGATCAATAGTCCAGGCGGTGACTGTATTGCTGCTAGTCAAATTTATTCAATGCTTATGGATTATAAGGATGAAGTTACAGTCAAGATTGATGGAATTGCAGCTTCAGCAGCTTCGGTAATTGCTATGGCTGGCACAAAAGTCAAGATGGCACCGACAGCGTTAATTATGATTCACAATCCATCAATGGCAGCCTTTGGTGAACGAAAGGACATGGAAAAGGCTATCGATATCCTTAATGAGGTAAAAGAATCCATTATCAATGCCTATGAACTAAAGACTGGGCAATCGAGAACGGTTCTATCTCATTTAATGGACAGCGAAACTTGGATGAATGCCAATAAGGCAATTGAACTAGGTTTTGCAGACGAAATCTTAGAAGACGAAAAGAAACAAGTGCCTGCTCAAGCATATGCTTTTGGAGCAAAGGAATTTGAGACTCAATTAGTCAATAAGATTTCAAAACATGATGTTCCTGCATCGAAAAAAGGACGCTCTGTCAGCGATTTAAAAGACAAATTAGTCACAATCAAAAAATACATTTAGGAGGAAAAGAACATGACTATTAATGAACTTATCGAAAAGAGAGCCAATCTTTGGAAAGCTATGGATGCGTTCCTTAAGGCTCAAACTAATGAAAAGGGTGTGCTTAGTGCTGAAGATGATGCTAAGTATGCCGCAATGGAAGATGACTTTGACAACCTTACTAAGGAAATCAAGCGTCTTGAAAAGCGTAATGCTATTGAAGCTGAATTAAATATGCCAGTTAACAAACCTATCGTTGGTAAACCTATGGTTGAAGGCGAAGACGAAAAAACTGGCCGTGCTTCTAAAAACTATAAAAAGAGTTTCTGGAATGCTATGAGAAGCAAGACTATCCGTCCTGAAGTTGCCGATGCACTTCAAATTGGTACTGACTCTGAAGGTGGATATTTAGTTCCTGATGAATTCGAGAACACTCTTGTTGAAGCTTTGGAAGAAGAAAATATCTTTAGAAAGCTTGCTCATGTTATCAACACTTCAAGCGGTGATCGTAAGATTCCTGTTGTTGCTTCTAAGGGTAGTGCTTCTTGGGTTGATGAAGAAGGAACTATCACTGATAGTGATGATGCATTCTCTCAAGTTTCTATTGGTGCATATAAGCTTGGTACTTTGATTAAAGTTTCCAATGAACTTTTAAATGATAGTGCGTTCAATCTTGAAGCCTATATTTCTAAAGAATTCGGTAGACGAATCGGTACTAAAGAAGAGGAAACATTCTTCACTGGTAATGGTACTGGCAAGCCTACTGGTATCTTTAATGCAACTGGTGGTGCTCAAGTTGGTGTAACTGCTGCAAGTGCAACTGCAATTACTGCCGATGAAATTATCGATTTATTCTATTCTTTAAAGGCACCTTACAGAAAGAAAGCTGTATGGGTTCTTAACGATTCTACGGTTAAGGCAATCAGAAAACTTAAAGATAAGAACGATAACTATTTATGGCAACCTGCGTTAACTGCTGGAACTCCTGATACCATTTTAGGAAGACCAGTTTATACATCTAGTTACGTTCCTGCTATTGCTGCTGGTGCTAAGACTATCGCCTTTGGTGATTTCTCTTATTACTGGATTGCAGATAGACAAGGCCGTATCTTCAAGAAATTAAATGAACTTTATGCTGCAACTGATCAAACTGGCTTTGTTGCTACTCAAAGAGTAGATGGTAAGTTAGTGCTTCCAGAAGCTATTAAAGTCTTACAGCAAAAATCTGGAACTACTAGTGGTTCAGGTAACTAATTAGGAGGTGGCAGGGATGACTGCAAATGATTTATTGGAACAGGTGAAATTGAATCTAATCATAACTTTCAACGACGATGACAGTCTTATTGTTTCTTTCATCTCTGCCGCCATTTCTTATGCAGAAGGGTACCAGCATTTGGAAGAAGGGTATTATAAAACCCATGAAATGAGTGAAAGAACCAAACAAGCAGTAATCATGCTATCAAGCCACTTTTATGAATCACGTGATGGTTCAACTGGTGGCTTTTTTGCTGATAACACCAATGCCAGCGAACAAACTTATAAAACTGCAAATAGGCTCTTGCTCTTGGATAGAGAATGGAAGGTGTAGCGTATGGGAATTGGTTTGATGAATAAAAAAGCAAAGATCATATCAATAACACGTGAAATCGATTCTGAGGGCTTTAGCTTTGAAAATGTCGCGGTTTTAGCGGAGGTTCGAGTGTTGTTGAAG